GGGCACGGAACTTGTTCAAGGCTTTCTCCAGCCTTCCGCGAAGATAAACCCGATGGAAAGGCGAACCGGCTACTGAATGGTCGCGCCGCACGGCAGGGCGCTCAACTCGGGCTGCCAGATGCCACCGTTCGATGCGATCTGGTCCCCGTCCCGGACCGCCAGCCCCACCAGGATGGAGAACGCCGCGGCGAACGGCATGAAGGATGGCAGCAACCGCGCCGCGCTGACGGTGATCTCGCCCTCTGGATAATCTTTCGTTCGGATGCACTTGAGGGTCACCGCATAGTTTCCGTCGATGGTGTAAGCGGCGTGGAAGAGGTGCTCGCTCCATTCCACCACCTCGACTTCCAACATGAGACCACCGAAGTTCTTGATCAGTTTTGCCGGCATCGTCGTGAGTCCTCCTTGCCACTGACAGTCGTCGCTCCCGTCGGCCGGTATTGCAAGGCAAAAGTCGGCCTGCGCGGAGGTGCGGCATGGCTCTGACGCTCCAACAACTGCAGGCGAATCTCGATTCGATAAACCAGCAGATCGCAGGCGTGGTGTCGAAAGCCAGGTCTCCCGATGGCAAGGAGGTCACGTACCGGCCCATGGCGGAATTGCTGCTGGCGAAAGGCAATATCGAGGAGCAGATCCGGACCTATGGCGGCAAGAGCGATTCCAAATCGACGTTGGCAGAGCACAGCCGCGGCTATGGGCACAGAGGGTCGTACCCAGGGGGACACCGATCATGAACGTCCTCGACCGCGCAATCGAACTCGTTGCGCCCAAAGCAGCTTTGCGCCGGGCACAGGCGCGCGCCGTGTTGACGCTGACCCAGGATTTCATGGGCCGCCACGCCGAGCGATTCTCTTACGACGGTGCAGCGGCGGGCCGGCGCGCGAACAGTTGGATTGCGCCATCGACCGACGCCAACGTCGAGTTGATGGGATCGCTGGTGTGGCTGCGCAATCGCAGCCGCGACCTCGTCCGGAACAATCCGTATGCGGTGAAGGCGGTTGAGGAACTGGTGGGCAACGCAGTCGGAACCGGGATCGTGCCGCAGGCGAAAACCGGCAGCGACGCCATTGACAAGATTATCGATGCGGAGTGGCCGTACTTCGTCGAGGCATGCGACACGCCCCAGCGCCTGGACTTCTATGGCATGCAGGCATTGATCCTACGGACGATGGCAGAGAGCGGGGAGTCCATCGTGCGCTATCGGCCGCGCCTGCCCCAGGACAATCTCCGGGTGCCGCTGCAACTGCAATTGCTCGAGGCCGACTTCCTCGACCACGCGCGCACCATGGGCACGGTCAACGGCCACATCATGCAGGGCGTCCAGTTCGACCTGCTGGGCCGGCGCGTGGCCTATTGGATCTACACCTACCATCCGGGCGGAATGCTGATTATGAATCCGCGGGGCGGCATCCTCAGTGTCCCCGTGCCGGCTGATCAGATTCTGCATTCGTACCGAGTGTTGCGGCCTGGCCAGATCCGCGGCGTGCCCTGGTTGTCGCCGGTGATGATGGCGTTGCGCGACCTTGACGATTATGCGGACGCGGAGCGGGTGCGCAAGAAGATCGAGGCCTGCGTAACCGCCATGGTCACGCAGCCGGAGGGCCTGGAGGGATCGTTGCTCGGACTCCCCGAAGGCACTGACCCGAGAACCAGGCGCCCGATTGAAGAGTTCCAGCCGGGCCAGGTGGCATACCTCAAGCCGGGCGAGGACGTGAAGTTCAACAACCCGACCGCGATTGGCGGCTACCGCGAATACAAGATGGCCGAACTGCAGGGCATCATGGCCGGCATCGGCATCCCCTACGAACTTGGCACCGGAGACATGTCGCAGGTGAATTACTCCTCCTGGCGCGGCGGCATGTTGGGCTTCCGCAACACAATCGAGAACTATCGCTGGCTGACGCTGATCCCGATGTTTTGCATGCCGGTGCGCCGCCGCGTGATCGATACGCTGCTGATGCTGGGGAAGATTCCGGCGCGCGCGGTCGAGGACCCGAAGATCAATCTCTATGGCACTCAGTGGACCGCGCCGCGCTTTGAGTCCGTTGATCCGGTGAAGGACGCCGAGGCGGCGCTGAAGGACATCCGGATGGGCCGCATCACATGGTTCGAAGCGGTGCTTGCCAACGGGTACGACCCGTATGCGCAACTGCAACAGATCGCGCTCTTCAACAAGCTGCTGGACAAGTTCGAAATCATCCTCGACTCCGACCCGCGCAACACTACGCTCCGCGGCCAGGAGCAACCTGCGGCAACCGAAGAGCGGACGCCGACCAGCAAGGCGGTGCCCGGCGGCGCCAAGAGCCAGGGCATGGCGGCATTGTCGGACGAGGACCTGGGAATGGTCAAGGAACTTCTGTTGGCGGGCTCTCACCAGGTGGCGCGCGCCTGGGACAGCACGACGCGCACATATCTGACGTAAGGAGGGATTCATGGAGAATCCGAACGTGGGGGAAACGGTAGTGACGCAGGTGGGGGCACTCAATCCACCAGTTGGTGGCGCCGGACCCGGCGACCAGGTGGTATTTGCCGCCGCCGATGGCACGATTGCCTTCCAGCCGGCGACCGTGGACGAAAAGAACCGCACGGTGGACGTCGTCTGGTACGGCGGGCAGACGGTTCCGCGCAGTGACCCGGACACCGGCGAGCCCTACATGTTGCGCCTGGACATGGCCGGCTGCCGCATGGAGCGATTGAACTCGGGCGCGCCCGTCTTCGATTGCCACATGAGCGGCCTCGATTACAAGTCTGCCATGGCGAACCAACTGGGAGCCAAGGCGCAGCGCGGTTCGGTCGCCAAGGCGTGGGCGGATGGGCCGAAGGGCCTGGCGACGCTCCAGTTCGGTGTGGCTGGGGAGAATCAGGATACGGACCAGTTGTGGTCCGGCATCGCCTCCGGCCGCATCAGGAACCTCAGTTTCGGGACCTGGATTTATAGCAAGGTGCCAGCCAAGGACCCGAACGGAAATGGCACGATGGCGCCGCACCCGAGCGGCAGCCAGGCGCCGGTATTCGTGGCTCAAGATTGGGAACCGTTCGAGGTTTCCGCGATCACTGTGCCGGCAGACTTTTCAACTCAGTTCTTATCCGCAGAAGCGACTGCGGATGCGAAGCGGGCCACCAGCCCACAACAGGAGATCATCGTCATGGAACAGACGACTCAGACGGGTGCGGAAGCCCGTACCGATACGGCAGGACTCGACGCGGCGCGCGTTGAGGAATTGCGGGCGCAAGGAGTGGCGGTCGAACGGCAGCGTGTAAGCGCCATCCGCACCTCCTTCACACCCATGCTCAAATACGGCATCAAGCCGGAATTTCTCGACGCATTGATCGCCGACGGCACACCGCTCGATGCGGCCAGAATCAAAGTCCAGGATCAACTGGTGGCGGCCGCAAACCTGACGACCGATGGCAGGATGCATCCGACTCATTCGGAACTGGCGGTCACTCGCGACGGCGGGGAAACCAGACTCGCATGCATGCAGGAAGCGATCCTGTTTCGCATCAACCCCCTGATCTATCGCAACGAAGGGCCGGCGGTGCAGCGCGAGCGCGCGGAGATGGCGCGGGAATTCGTGGGCTTCACCTTGATGGAGATGGCCCGCGAAGCGCTCAATGCGGCGGGCATCAGCACGCGGGGAATGTCGAAAGACATGATCGCGCAGCAGGCGCTCAACTATCGCCGGCTTCCGCAATTCATCGGCATGGGCGGTTCGTATTTCGAGGGCGGCGGCGAATCGGTATCGGACTTCCCGTCCATTCTCGCCAACGTCGCGAACAAGACCTTGCGGGTGGCCTACTTGGCGATGCCGCAGACCTTCCGGCCCTTCTGCCGGCAGACGACCGCCGCGGACTTCAAACCGGTGAACCGCATGGCCTTGCACGATCTGGCCGAGCTCGCACCGCTGAACGAGAGCGGGGAGTATCGGACGGCGACGCTCACCGACTCCGGCGTGAGCTATTCGCTGGCCGAGTTCGGCGGCATCGTGCGCATCACGCGCCGCGCCATCATCAACGATGACCTGCAGGCCTTCACGCGGGTCTCCGAACAACTGGGTGCGGCCGCCTCGCAGCGGCAGAGCACCACGGTGTGGGCCGTGATTACCGGGGCCTCGGCGGCCAAGTACGCCGGCGACACCGCGATCACCAACCTGTTCCACGCGAACCACAAGAACCTGTTGACCGGGACGCCCGGCACGTCGATTGACCCAACCGTGGGATCGTCGAATCCCTTGATGGCGGTGACGAAGGCGCGGGCGCAGATGCGCGTGCAGAAGGGACCTGCCGGCTCGCATCTGAACCTGGTACCGCGATACATCGGGGTTCCGGCGGCGCTGGAGGGCTACGCCCTTCAGTTGATCTATCCGATCAACATCGCGTCTTCGGACCAGACCAAGGTCGTTCCGGAGTGGGTGCGCAGCCTGGTGCCGATATGCGAGCCGCGCCTGGATGACAACAGTGCCACGGCCTGGTACCTGTTCGCCGATCCCGCGCAGATCGACACGGTCGAGTACTGCTTCCTCGAGGGTCAGGAGGGCGTGTACTTCGAGACCAAGCAGGGCTTCGAGGTCGATGGCGTCGAGATGAAGGCGCGCATGGATTTTGGCGCCGCGGCTATCGACTTCCGCGGCATGCAGAAGAACAGCGGCGCAGCATAGGGCGGCGTCGAAATCAGAGACATTCGGGGGGTGGCGCCCGCCACTCCCCAAACGAAAAGAACAGGAGATAAAGCGATGCAGAATTTCGTTCATCGGGGGGAAACCCTCACTCTCACGGCGCCCTACGCGGTCAATTCCGGTGGCGGCTTCAAGGTCGGCAATATCTTCGGCATTGCCGCCAGCACGCACATCCAGGGCGACAGCACGGAAGCAATGGTGGAAGGCGTGTTCGATCTGGCCAAAGACGCGAGCGTCTTCGCGCAGGGCGATCTGGTGTACTGGGACGATACCGCCAAGGCTGCGACCAGCACTGTGGGCGCCAATCTGCTGATCGGCACCGCGGAGCAGGCCCAGTTGACAGGCGACGCCACCGTGCGCGTGAAACTGTTTGGCGTGCCGGGATTCTCCGGCCAGGTCAACGGACTGCGGGTGGCGCACGCGCTCTACGATTACACCGTGGACCAAGGGGCGACCTGCACGCCGGCCAACAGCGACACGATTCCCGCCAATGCGGTGGTTCACGGCGGCGTGATCAACGTGACCGTGGCGGCTACTGCCGCGGGCGCCGCAACGGTGGCGATCGGGACCACTGCCGGTTCCGCGGCCAACTCGATCCTGACGGCAACGGCCATAGCGAGCCTCACGCTCGACGCCGTGCTGAAGACGACTTGCGCCGCCACGCCGTTCAAGATGTCGGTGGCCGGCAAGATCAACTTGACCATCGCCACCGGACCGCTCACCGCCGGGCAGATCGAAGTCTGGGTGATCTACCAGATCGCCAGCAACGCCTGAGCCTCCCTTTCGAGAGCAGCCTGGGGGCGGCACTGCGACCGCCCCCGTTTTCTCTTATCCATGTCCGGCTGGCCCACCATCGACGCGGCAGCGAACGCCATCATGCAACAGGCGTTCGGCGAGCCGGCGGTGTATCAACCGGTCGAGGGCGGTGTCCCGGTCGGAGATCCTCTCACTATTGTGGTCGTCCGAGATGCCAGGGTTCGCGAGGAATCCGGGGCGGCGGCCAACTTCGAAGGGATCGGGGTCAACCCTGCCGACCTGCCGGCGCCGCCCCAGCGCGGCGATTGGGTGACCGCCTGGGGATTGCAGTTCGTGGTGGCCGCGGTGCGCCAGCCCGATCCTTACGGGATGGCGCAACTCTCGTTGACGTTGCGGGCCGGCCAGGCGGCAAATTAGCCGAGAGAACGAATCAATGTTCGAGCGAATCTGTATGGCCGTGGTGCTGATAGCGTGGGTGGGCCTGTTTGCCTCACTCGACGCTCATCTCCAGTTGGTTGCAGAGATCTGCGCCGGCGCTATGGTTGCGGCTGTCCTGGTGGTGCTCTGTAAGTGGATTATCGCTGCCTCGTAAGCACTATGATCAACGCGAAAAAGATCGGGTTGGAGTTCGTGGGTGCGCTTCAGTCCCTGCCCAATCTGCTCGAGGCGCTGGGTGGCGATGCCGACAGCATCCAGTACTACAGTGAAAACCGTGTTGTTTTCGGCCGGCGCACGCAGAACAACACCCGCGAGGCCATCCTGTCGATGCCACTCGGATCGATCATGATCGTCTGGCAGGGCAGCGGTCCCGGAAGACTGGGCAATGCCCAGGTCTACGCACATAACTACTCGCTGTACCTTCGCGCGCCGGAAATCGAAGACGTGGGGTATGAGGATATCTGCGACTGGATCGTGAACGACGTTCCGGTTGGCGGCAGCCTCAAGATGCTGCACACCCCCATCGATCCGAACTGCGAGCCGATGGATTTCCAACTTCCCAACTCGCAACGTAACACTGTCGTGATCAGCGCGGATGGGACCACCTTTGAGTACTTCGAGGTCCCGGTGCGGTTGATCGAGTCTTTTAACCCCTAACTCTGGAGATCGAACGATGAAGGTATTCATGAAGTCTCCGCAAGGCGACGAAATCAAGGAAGTCGAGGCCACCGCGGCCGCGTTGAGCCCGTTGATGTCGGCGGGGTGGCATCAAGTGCCCGCGTCGGCGAGCGAGCAGCCGGCGGTGCCGGCCGAGGAGGAAAAGTAGCCATGGCTAACATAAACGAATTGATGAATGGGTGGGGCTTCGGCAAGCAGGCCGCCATCGGAACCGCCAATCTGGTGGCGGCGATGTGGCGTCACACGAACCTCAATACCAAACCCTGGGCCAAGGTCCCGGTGAACGAGGATGACCGGGCCGAAGTCGGCAAGGGCCACGAGTTTCCCACCCAACTGTTCAAGTCGCACTACAACATGCCGACGTTCGAGATCTCCAAATACGCCTCGTCGGAGATCCTGGCCTGGGCCATGTCGTTCTCCCTCGGCAATGTTGTGCTGAGCGGCACCGGCCCCTACGTGTATGTGATCACTCCGGCGCTGGGCGCCACGAATCCTACCGGCCTCGAGCTGCCGTACTTCTCGTTCGTGCAGCAGATCCGGCCAGGAGGCTCGGCGGTGCTGGACGAAATGCTGGTAGGCTGCGCGGTCAAAGGATGGAAGCTCTCCATCAAGAATTCGCCAGGCCGCGCCAGTGCGATGTGCTCGGTGGAGTGCGTGACGACGGGCATGTACACGTCGCCCAGCGGGATCACGTTGCCCGCCGCCGCTACGCCGCATGAGTTCAACGCCGGCATGATTACCGCGCTGACGTTCAACGGCGTCAATTACCTTTCTGGCGGCAGCGCGAAGCAGTTCCTGTCCATGGACGCCTCCTGGGAGAACAACTTCCGGCCCGGCTTCTTTCCCGGCTCGGGATCGCAGGATGGCTATCAGATCCAGGGGCGCTTCGAGTGGGGCGACCGGACCTTCACCGTGCAGTTTGTGGTTCGTGTCCAGGCCGGCTCGACGGA